GTCAGGCGGTCGGTTGAAGTACCGGGCTCGCACTGGTGGCGCCGGTCGTGGGTTCGCCGGAGCTGATCTCGTGGTGTACGACGAGGCGTACGCCTTGAAAGCGGAGCACGTCGCCGCATCGCTCCCCACGTTGTCGACGTCGCCGAACGCTCAGGTGTGGTTCGCTTCATCGGCCGGACTGGGGTACTCGTCGGCGTTGTGGCGACTGAGGGTGCGGGCGCTGGCCGGCGAGGCCGGCCGACTCGCTTACTCGGAGTTCACCGCCGAGGACGTGGCCCTAGATGCTCAGGGTCGACCGAGGTCAACTCCGATCGACGTGGAGGATCGCCGGTTGTGGGCCCTGGCTAATCCAGCGGCGGGGTCGCTGATCTCATGGGAGTACCTCGAGGCCGAGTTCGCAGCGATGGGCGAGGAGAAGTTCGCTCGGGAGCGTCTCGGTGTGTGGGATCCGTTAGAGGGTTCTGAGGGGCGGGAGCCGAAGATCCCCGCCGATGGTTGGGCGGGAACAGCGACGGTTGACCTGCCGGCGATGGAACCGGGAAGTGTGGTGGTCGCGTTTGGTGTGACCCGCGACGGGTCGCATTCGTCGGTCGCCGTCGGGGCCGGGTCGATCACATCCCCCTACGTCGAGCTGATCGAGCACCGCGAGGGAGTCGGATGGTTGCCGGCGTTCCTCGTGGAGTTGTGCCGTCGGTGGTCACCGCTAGCGGTCGGTTGCAACAATGCGGGGCCGGCTGGGGCGCAGGTGGCGCCGGTGCTCACAGCGATGCGTGATGCGGGGCTAGATCCCGACCTCATGCACCCGCTCGGTCCTGCTGCCTATCGGGATGCCTGCGGCGGGTTCTTCACTGATGTGATCGAGGGGCGCCTGCGCCGTCCGGCTGATGGGCAGGGCCCGTTGGACCTGGCCGCGGGCGACGCTACGGAGCGCCCGCTTGGTGACGCATGGGTCTGGGATCGGCGGGCATCCACAGTGCCGATCTCACCGCTCGAGGCCGTCACGATCGCTCGTGCGTTGCTTCCCGTGGAGGCTCCGGCCGCTCCGGCACCTGTGTACGCCTACTGACTTCGCGAGGTGCCTGATGTTGTCGACGGTGTTGGAAGTGCTCGGGCTCGCCACTTTGGTGGCCGCTGCCGCTCTGGTGTCGCCGGCCCTGGCGTTGACGGTGGCGGGTGCCTCGTTGCTGGTGGTGGGCCTGTTCATGGAGCCCCGCTGATGGGATTGTTCCGGCGTCATTCGGAGCCCGAGGAGCGGTCGATCAACCTATCGGCCTACGCCGGGCTGTGGTCCGATTCGCTTTCCTATTCGCCGGTGCCGGTGGGTGTGCAGACGGCGTTGACGCACGCTGCATCCTCGGCGTGCATCGACCAGTTGGCGTCGTCAGTGTCGTCGCTTCCGGTGGACGTGGTCCGTTCGGTTGGTGATGTCCGCACGCCGGTGGTGCCGACGCCATCGCTGATCCGCGAGCCCTCGCCGCTCGTCGAGCAGGACGTGTGGTTCTACCAGCTTCAGGAGTCCCGGCTGACCGACGGGAACGCGTTCGGCGAGGTGCTCGGGGTCAGCCAGACCGGCTACCCGACGATGATCGAACTGGTCGACCCAGTGCGGGTCATCAACCGTCGCATCGAGGGTGGCGTCCCGGCGGTGACCCTCAACGGGGAGACGCGCCGTCTGTGGCCTCACGGTGATCTGTGGCACTGCCCTGGTCCGTTCGTCCGTGCCGGGTCTCCGTTCGGGGATTCCCCGGTGGAACGGGCACGTTCCACGATCGGCGCAGCGATCGCCGCCCGTGACTTCGGCGCCCGGTTCTTCGGTGATGGCGGGCATCCCGGGGCGATCCTGCGCTCGGACCAGGAGATGACAGCGGAGCAGGCGAAGTCCTATAAGCGGGCGTTCATGGCTGCTACCCGGGGGAACCGGGAGCCGGCGGTGATGGGGTCTGGGGTCACCTACGAACCGATCACGGTCGAACCGAACAACTCGCAGTTCATCGACCTGATGCGCTTCACGATCGAGGAGGCGTGTCGCTTCTGGCGGGTACCGCCAGCGATGGTCTACGCGGCAGTGTCCGGGCAGGCGGTCACCTACGCCAACGTGTCGCAGTCCGACCTCGCCTACCTGAAGCATTCGCTCGAGGGGCACCTTGTGCGAATCGAGAAGGCGTTGACCCGACTGCTTCCTCGCCCGCAGGTGGTGAGGTTCAACCGCTCGGCATTCTTGCGATCCGATCCGGGATCCCGGTCAGAGGTCGTCGACCGCCGGTTGAAGAACCAGACCCTGACCGTGAACGAGGCCCGGGCGCTCGAAGATGAGCCGCCGTTCACTGACCCTCGTTTCGACGAGCCGGGGATCCCCGGCGATGACGTCCCCCCGGAGGCCACAGATGGCTGACGCACCGAAGGCGCTACTGACCCGCGCTGCCACCTTCGAGACCCGCTCCGCCGGGGATGACGGCTTCACCCTCGAGGGGTACGCGGCGGTGTTCGGGTCCCCCACCCGCATCGACTCGTGGGAGGGGATCTTCGACGAGAAGATCGAGCGGGGGGCGTTCGCGAAGACGCTCAAGGAACGGTCGCCCGTCATCCAGTTCGACCACGGCCACGACATCGCCACCGGTTCCGTGCCGATCGCCGCCGTGAACACGATTCGTGAGGACACGAAGGGGCTGTGGGTGTCGGCGCGCATGTTCGACAACCCGCGAGTGGAGCCGATCCGCCAGGCGATCGCTGGCGGCGCCATCGACGGCATGTCGTTCCGGTTCCGTGTGATCCGCGAGGAGTGGGACGAGACCGGCGACGTGCCATTGCGCACCATTCGCGAACTGGAGCTGTTCGAGCTCGGCCCCGTCGTGTTCCCGGCATACGCCGCCACTTCCGTGGGGGTGCGGTCGCTGCTCGCCGACCTCGACGAACCCCAGCGGCTCGCTCTACTGGCAGACCTCTCCGGCGTCGACGCCGCCCGTCAGGGCACCTCAACGCCACCCCCCAAGCCTGACGCCGCCCACGAGGGCACCTCAGGCACCACCGGCGGTCGCGACCCTCGCGCCGCACTCACCCTCGCAACCGTCATGCGGTTGAGTCGAAAGGAGAAGCCGTGAAGGCTCTCGAACTGGTGCGCGAGAAGCGCGCCGAACTGGAAGAGGCCCGGGACGCAGCCATCGAGGCGCTCGAAGCCGTGGCGACCGTCGCCCTCGAAGAGGAGCGGTCCCTGACCTCCGACGATGACGTGGCCATCGCCGCCCGGCAGGCCGAGGTCGCCGACATCGACGAGAAGCTCGCCGAGATCGACGCACGCGAAGCCGAGCTGCTGGAGATCGCGGAGCGCACCGCCGAGCGCGCCAAGCGTCCGTCGCTCCAGGTGATCGCCAAGCCCGACAGCACCGACGTGCTGGAGGACCGGGCGGCCACCCCACAGCAGCTCGCCGACGCGCTCACCCGTTCCCTGGAACACAAGGTGGAGCGCCCGGAGGACATGGACCACGTCCGCAAGCTGGTGATGCGTCACCGCGCTGACCGGGAATGGGCCCGTGCGCTGATCGTCCGCGCGACCGACGCGTACGAGTCCGGGTGGGCGAAGATGGTGACCGGCAACGAGTGGCGGCTCAGCGCCGAGGAGCGCACCGCGCTGTCCACCGTGACCGACGCCAACGGTAACTACCTCGTGCCGACCCACCTCGATCCGACGGTCATCCTGACCAACTCGGGCACATCCAACGCCGTGCGCGGCATCTCCCGGGTCGTCACCCTGACCCGTCCCGGCGACACCTCCTGGCAGGGGATCACCTCCGCCGGTGTCACCGCGTCGTTCGACGCGCAGTTGACCGAGGTGTCCGACGACTCGCCGACGTTCGCCCAGCCCACGATCCCGACGCACAAGGCGCAGGCGTTCGTGCAGGCGTCCATCGAGGCGACCGAGGACATCGCCGGCCTCGCCGGAGAACTGCTGATGATGTTCGCGGATGCCCGCGACCGTCTCGAGGGGGCCGCGCATTGCACCGGCACCGGCAGCGACCAGCCCACCGGCGTGTTCACCGCTCTGGATGCGAACACGAACGTGGAGCTCGTGTCGACGACGGCCGCCACCATCGGCAAGGTCGACCTCGACGCCGTCTACTCGGGGGTGCCCGTCCGGTTCCGCCCGAAGTCGACGTGGCTCACCCATCCGACCTGGTCGCTGGCCGTGCAGAACCTCGGTACCGCCGTCTCGGCGAACTACTCCACCGATCTGACCCAGGCGCCCGCCCAGCGGTGGCTCGGTCGTCCGGTGGTGGAGTCCGACGACGCTCCGGCAGTCGCCACCACCACGGTCAGGGACAACCGGATCGTACTCGGCGACTTCTCGTCCTACGTCATCGTCGACAAGCCCGGCAGCTTCGCGGTGGAGTACATCCCCCAGATGTTCAACACGGCGAACAACCTGCCCGACGGCCGGCGCGGTTGGTACGCCTACTGGCGCACCGGTGCCGACTCGGTCAACGACCTGGCGTTCCGCCTGTTGCAGGACAAGACCTCGGCCTGACCTGCCGGCGTCGACCCCCGGGGGTGGGCCGCTTCGGTGGCCCGCCCCCACCCACATCATCCGAGCGGGGAGGCCGCATGGAGATCACCGAGAAGGTCGTCGTCGACGGCCGAGAGTGGACTGTCGTTCACACATCCAAGGAACCGTCTGTCGTGGAGCAGGCGACCGCCGCCCCCGGGGAACTGCGGGAGACGCGCAAGCGTCGCCGCCCATGGTTCTCCTCGTGGCGAACCGTCCGATGATTCGAGGCGCGGTCACTGTCGGGTTCCTCCATCCCGGCAAGTGGTCGGCTGTGTTCGGCAACTCGCTCATGGAGCTGATGCTTCACGACGTGGCCGCCGAACAGCGCATGTTTCGGCATCGTCACGGGTGGATGGGTAAGGAGACCGGCGCAGGGCACATCCACGCCGGGCGTAACCGGATAGCCGCTGCTGTGCTCGACGAGTCCGAAGCCGAGTGGCTTTGGTTCGTGGACGCGGACATGGGGTTTGCGGGTGACACCGTGGATCGGCTCATAGCGTCAGCGGACCCGACGGAACGTCCAGTGATGGGCGGGCTGGCCTTCGCTCAGAAGTCCGATGGGGTCGGCGAGTTCGGTGCCAGGCGCTACCGGATGTGCCCGACCGTCTACCGGATGGGGGAGACCGACACGGAGGTGGGGTTCGCCCCCATCTTCGACTACCCGAGAGGCGAAGTCGTCGAGGTCGCAGCCACGGGCTGCGCTTGCCTCCTCATCCACCGCGACGCTCTGGACAAGGTCCGCTCCGAGCATGGTGACCGCTGGTTCGACGGCATCGAGGTACCGAAAGGGCCCGGCGGTCGGACAGTGTTCGGAGAGGACATCTCGTTCTGCCTCAGGCTCGCAGCCTGTGGCATCCCAGTTCACGTCGATACCTCGGTCAGGACGACTCACGACAAGGGTGGGGTGTTCTTCGACGAGGAGACCTACGACCTTCAGCGAGCGATGCTTCGTGTTGGGTCCTGACTCTGCCCGCTACCTGATCGCCGGCGAGGGCCTGCCGGTCGCCCGCCCGTTCCACCTCCGATGGCTGCTGCCGGCGGTGTGCCGGGACCGTCCGTCCCGGTGGCGTGCCGTGTGGTTCGCATCGTGGCCGATCGCCGCCTTCGGGTGCGCCTGGTGGGCGTCGGGGATGGTCGACGGGTGGCAGGTGCCGCTCGCCGCCGCTGCGCTCCTGGTGGCTCTCCCGGGCGTCTGGGGGCCGAGCGTCGCCCGTCCGATCGGTGTCGACATGCCGGCGCTCGCCGTCGGACTGATCGCTGCCGCACTTTGGGTCCACGGGCTCGATGTGCCCGCCGTTATCGTTGCGGCTCTCGCCGCCACCATGAAAGAGACCTCGCCTGTCTGGGTGGCGTTGTGGTGCTGGTCTCCGTGGCCGCTACTCGCCCTCGCCGCTCCCGCTATCGCCGCTATCGTGCGCCGCCCGGCGATCGATGAGGTGACCGCCCATCCGAACTTGATCCGGGTGCATGACCACCCGGTCCGGTCCGCCATGGAGCATCGGCGTGGCCGGTGGCGTGACGCCTGGACGATGGTCGCCCCGTGGGGAGCGACGCTCGCCGCACTGGTCGCACCAGACCGCCAGACCATCGCCACACTCGCCGTCGCTCACGCTCAACTACTGGTCGCCACCGACACGGTGCGACTGCTCGCCACGACGGCCGGGCCCGTGATGGCCCTCGCCGCCGCAGAGACCTACCCCGCGGCATGGCTGCCGTTGATCGTCGCCGCCCACGCCGTGTGGTGGCGCAAACCGGAGCTCGTCTGATGCACGCTGAGGCGCGGGAGTGGGTGCAGCGGTGGGCGCCTTCCGGGGCGCTCGACGTGCTGGACATCGGCGGCCGCGACGTCAACGGCACGGTGGTGGACCTGTTCGCCCCCGAGTGCCAGTGGGAAGTCGTCGACCTCCACGACGGCCACAACGTCACATGGGTGGGCGACTTCGTCGAGTTCTGCCCCGACCGGCTCTACGACGTCGCCCTCTACCTCGAGGTGGCGGAGCACACCGCCGACTGGGCCGAGCATCTCAAAGTCGCCCGGGACTGCCTCACGTCCAGGGGTTCTCTGATCTTCACCGCGGCGGGCCCGAACCGGTCGCCGCATTCCGCTCTCGACGGCGGCCCGCTTCGTCCGGATGAGTACTACGCCAACGTCGACCCGGGCGCCTTGTCTGCCGTGCTGCGGCAGTTGTTCGGGTGGTCGTCGGTGCACATGAGCACCGACAGCACGGACGTGCGAGCGATCGCCAGGAGGTGACCCGATGGCCTACGTCACCCGCGCCCAGTTGCGGGCGCATCTCGGGTACCGCCCGGAGTTCGTCGAGGACGACGCGCAGATGGACGTGGCGATCTCCGCCGCTGAGGCGATGGTCGACGACTACTGCGGGCGGACGTTCGACGCGCCGACCGCATCTGACGAGCGCATCTACGACTCGTCCCGGTTGCGGACGCTCACCATCGACGACGTGTCGGACACGGCTACCGCGGTTGTGGAGACGTCGTCGGATCGGTCGACGTGGACCGTCGAGGACACCGACGACTACTACTGGGACGTTCCCACCGGGTTCCCGGCGGTGGCGTTGTGCCGCATCTCCGATGCGTGGCCGGCCGGGTGGGTGCGGGTGACCGCCGATCACGGATGGTCCGCCGTCCCCGAACCGGTGATCGCCGCAACCAAGCTCGCTGCGTCGCAGCTGCTGTCTCGCCGGCACTCACCGAACGGGATCGAGGTAGGCGGCGAGTTCGGCGCTGTCCGGTCGTCCCGGTTCCTCGACTCGACCGCCCAACTTCTCCTCGCCCCGTACCGTCGGGTGGGCGCCTATCTCGGTGTCGCCTGATGGACCTTGTCGCCGTACGGGAGGAGCTCGCTGAGGTGATCCGGGCGGGGGCGAGTGTCCCGGTGTTCGAGCTGCCGACCGCTGCGGTGTCTGCTCCGGGTGTGCTGTTTGGGAACCCTCGGGGTGAGTGGTCTCAGACGTTCGACGGTCAGGTGTCGGTGTCGTGGCCGTTGGTGGTGATCGTGTCCCGGTCGCATCCGGACATGTTGTCGCACATGGCGGAGCTGCTCTCCACGGGGACGGATCGGTCGATCGTAGATGCGATCAACGGGGCGGCGCCGGAGTCGTGCTCGTGGTGGCGTCCGGTCGGGTGGGATGAGTGGACCGATCTCGACCTCGGCGGGACGTCGTTCTGGGCGTGCACGGTCACGGTGGAGGTGTTCGGCTGATGGGGGTGTCGACGTCGCCGGAGCAGTTGGTGGCGAAGCTGGAACGCTCCGTGAAGAACGTGCAGAAGGCGACCAAGGACACGCTCTCCGATTCGGCCGACCTGGTGCGTGCGGCGGTCCTCGCTCAGGCGGCCGGGGAGATCGGAGCGGACCTCTCATTCGGCGGGAAGAAGCGGGTGGGTGTGTCCACGAAGGTCGCCGGGGATCAGGCGCAGGTGAAGGCAACCGGTCCGATGCACTGGCTGGAGCGGGGCGTGAAGCCTCACGCCATCGCCCCGAAGAAGGCGGGCGGTTCCCGTGCTTCTCGCACGGCGTTCGTGGCGCAGGCTTTCGGGTCGGGTCCTATCAGCTACGGGCGTGGCCGCAAGTCCGGTGCCCTCCGCTTCGCGTCCGGTGAGTTCCGGCCGTACGCCCGCAAAGCAGGCCGGTTCACGCCGCGGCAGTCGTGGTCCAAGGGAGTCAACAAGGCGGAGCCGCTGGTGCGTCGCCGGTTCCGTGTCGGTGTCGGAAACGCAGCGCTCGCCCCGTTCCGCTGACTGATGACACGCGCCATGGTGGTCGGCCCGTTGGCCGACTGGTCAACCTACGACGTCGCGCGCGGATGGGCGGAAGGTCTCGGAGAGGTCGGCTGCCAGGTCGCCTACTACGACCTCTCGAAACGGGTGCTGTTCTACGCGGGGGTCGACCGGGGCGACGGTGACCGGATGGACCTCGACGAGGCCCGCCAGCTCGCCACGGTGAACCTCCTCGGCGAGGTGTACCGGTTCGATCCTGACGTGGTGTTCATCGTGCACGGGGCGCACGTGTGGCCCCCGCATCTCGCCAGCCTGCGCTGCCGTTCAGTGTGGGTGCTCACCGAGTGCCCGTATGAGACGGAGGCGCAGGCGCTCACTGTGTCCCACGCTGATCCGTCGCTGATCCTGGTGAACGATCCGCACGGGGCGGACGTGTTCGCCCAGATCGCCCCGACCTACTACAGCCCGCACGCCTATCGACCCGGCGTGCACTGTCCGGATGGTCCAGCCCGGAAGTCCGACGTGTGCTTCGTGGGCACCGCCTACCCGGAGCGGGTCGCGATGTTCGAGGCGGTCGACTGGTCGGGCGTCGACCTGGCGTTGCTCGGCATGTGGGAGACCCTCGCCGATGACTCGCCGCTGTGGCGCCATGTCGTCGAAGGCGGCTGTGTCGACAACGTCGAGACGGTCGAGTGGTACCGGGGCGCCGGCATCGGGCTGAACATCTACCGCCACGGCGCCCACGGGGAGCACTCCACCGACGACGGCTACGCCATCGGTCCTCGTGAGGTCGAGCTGGCCGCTACCGGGGCGTTCTTCCTGCGTGACCCTCGCCCGGAATCCGATGAGCTGTTTCCGTTCCTACCGGCGTTCACCACGCCGGAGGAGTTGGCCGCGCTGGTCGCCGAGTGGCTGCCACGTGAGGACGACCGGGCTGCGCTCGGTGCCCGTGCCCGAGCGGCGGTCGCCGACCGCACCTTCGCCAACCATGCCCGTCGCGCACTGGCGCGGCTCGGGCTCTAACCCACCCCCCACAGTGAGGAGGCCGTCATGGCCGCTATCCATGGCCGCAAGGGCCGGCTGTTCGTCGACACGTCCTCGGCCGCCAACGGCTCCGCTGTCGAGTTGCCGTTCTTGGCGTCGTACTCGATCGAAGGCACCCGTGACAGGGTCGAGGTGACTGCCTTCGGGGACACCACGAAGACCTACGTGGCTGGCCTCGCCGATGCGTCCGGGTCGGTCGAGGGGTTCTACAACGACGCGAGCAACGACATCTACACGGTGTCGGATGGCAACGCCCGCAAGTTCTACCTGTACGTCGACGGCACCGACGCGACCACCAAGTCGCCGATCGCCACAGGCAAGGGCTACTGGTACGGCACCGCCACCTTCGACGTGTCCACGTCCGGTGGTGTGGGCGACGCGGTGAAGCTCACCCTGAACTGGTCCGCGGCGTCGTCGATCACGAAGCTCTGATCGGCCATGAGCGGGGAGTTCGTGGTCAACACTCAGGGGGGACAGGTGCGGCTCGCCGACCTCCCCCTCGACGTCCTGGCGAAGATGGAGAAGGAGTCGGGCGTGCAGTGGCTCCGGCTGGTGCTCGCTCCTGCCACCACCGCGCTGTCGGCGTCGGTCGTCTACCGGACGTGTTGCGAGCACCTCGGCGTCGAACCCGAGGAGCTGACAGCGCGGCGGATCATCGAGGGCGACATCTTCACCGAAGGTGACGACGACCTCCCCACGATGTTCGAGGACGGGGCACCCGCCCCAAAAGCGGAGGGCGGGACACCGACACCTGGGTCATCTGGGGAGCCCGACGATTCGGATGGCCTCCCGACGTGACGTTGCGGCAGCCACTGCGCGAGCTCCAGCTACTCGCGCTGTCCGGTATCTAGAGGCGGTGATCTGATGGCGACTGCAACCGAGCTGCTGCGGCTGGTCATCGACGCCGACGCGAAGGGCGCGCTCGCTGGGATGGAAGCGGTCGGCGCGTCCGCCGAGAAGAACCTCGGCAAGACCGACGACAAGATGCGCCGGATAGGTGCCGGGCTGACGACGTTTGGCGCAGGGTTGGCGACGGCCGGCGCGGTGGCGGGGGTCGGGCTGTTCAAGCTGGCGCAGATGTCCGAGGACGCGGAGCAGCAGTCCCGGAAGCTCGCCAACTCGGTAGCGAACAGCGACCATGTGTTCCGGTCGAATGGTGACGCGCTGCGGGATCAGGCGCAGGCGCTGCAGCAGGTGACTGCGGCGGATGCCGATGCGGTGATCGGTGCTCAGTCGCTGCTCGTGCAGTTCGGCGAGACCGAGGCGCAGGTACAGACGCTTACGCCGTTGATGGTCGACTTGTCCCGCAAGATGGGTGTGGACCTCGATGTGGCGGCGAAGGCGATCGGCAAGTCGGTGGATGGCTCGTCGGGCGCGCTCAAGAAGATGGGGATTGAAGTCGATGAGGCGAAGTTCGCCATCGACCCGTTCGCTGCGACGGTCGAGGCGTTGCGGGGCACCGTCGGCGGGTTCGCTGAGCAAGAGGGCGCGTCGTTCAACGGCCAGCTGGAGATCCTCAAGAACAACCTCGGGGACCTCGGCGAGGCTGTCGGTGGCGGTGCAGCGGGTGTGCTATCGGACTTCACCGAGAAGCTTTCGGGGATGGCGCGCTACCTGGGGGAGACCAACCCTCAGATGGGTGAGCTGGTCGGCCGGATCGGTGCTATCGGGTCGGCTGCGGCGGTCGGCCTGGGCGGGCTGTCGTTTGTGGCCGGGCAGGCGCTCAAACTGCGCGATGTCCTAACGGTGGTGGGGGATGACGGTACCCGGTCGCTTACCAAGATGGGGACAGCGATGAAGGGGCTGTCGATCGGTGCGGGGATCGTCGCTGCCGTGTGGGCGCTGGACGCTGGCATGAAGGCTCTGACGACGGACGCGGGGGACCTCGCTGCGAACATGGACCGGTTCAGTGCCGCGGATAGCGGAGCGAGGGCGTTTGGTGTGCTCGTCGAGCGCACGAAAGAACTCGACGGCGCGTGGGACGACGCGATGGACACCTTCATCGCAGGCCACGGAGAGATGGTCACCATCGGAGATGACGCAAACGCGATCTCTGTTGACATGAACAACCTCAAGACGGCCTTCGAGGACGCGGCCAATGCCGGGAACTTTGAGCAGCTCGGCGCCGCTCTCGACTACATCGAGCAGCAGGGCTTCGATGCGGGTGCGGGGTTCACCAACTTCTCCGAGATCCTTGACGGTGCCAGGGAGCGGGTAGACGCTCACGCAGCCGCCACGGCTGCCGCCGCTGACCCGTCGAGCGAGATGGCTGAGGTGATGGGCACCCTCGGCGCCGAGACCGAGGAAGCGGCGGACGCATTCCAGCAGTACGCCGACACCGTACTCGGGTCGCTGAACTCGATGACCGGGATGACCGAAGCAGCAATCGACCTTGCAGAGTCACAACGTGACGTGATGAAGGCCACAGCCGAAGTGCAACGGCTCGAGAAAGAAGGCAAGCGCGGCACAGAGGAGTACGCCGCCGCCGTCGAGGAACTGAACGACGCGAACTGGGACGCCTCCAAGTCGGCGATCAAGCAGCAAGAAGCGGTGCAAAAGCTCAAGTCGGACCTCGACGCTGGGAGGATCTCCACGGACGCGGCGACCGCCGCTGTGGCGGACCTCGCTGCGTCGGGGGCGATCACCACCGACCAGGCGAACATCCTGAGCTTCGCCATCGCCGCCGCGTCGGCGAAGGCGGACGAGCTCGGCCGGAAGAACCCTCGGCCAACGGTGGGGGCTGACACGAAGGGATTCTGGGAGAAGGTGCTGCCGGTCGCCGGGTGGGATCCTCCCGGCAAGTCCGGTCGGATCGATGCGGACGCTAGGCCGTTCTGGGGATCAGCGGATGCGGTGGAGCGGTGGAATCCGCCGACGAAGTACATCCAGCTGAGGGCACGGTGGGACGCCGCTTTGTCAAACTTCGGCCTGGGGGGGCGTGCCGCTGGCGGGCCCGTGTCGGCTCGCACGCCGTACATCGTCGGCGAGGAGGGCCCTGAGCTGTTCGTGCCCGGGGCGTCCGGCACGATCGTGCCGAACCATCGCCTGGGGTCGTCGTCGTCGGGTTCGCCGGTCGGTGTGTCGACGGTGAATATCACTGTGAACGCTGTGTCGTCGCATGGGGTGGAGTCGGCGGTGGTCGATGCTCTGGCCCGCGCGAATCGGGCGGGGCTCGCCGCCGTGCCTGGGGTGCGCTGATGTCGACGGCGATGCCGGCGACGGTCACGGTCCAGTTCGGGTTCGGGTCGCCGCCTGACGCGGCGTCGCCAACCTGGGTTGATGTCTCGTCGTTCGTGATGGTGGCTGATGGGATCACGATCACACCTGGACGGACGGCGGAGCGATCCTCGATCTCACCGAGACGGCTGAGCTTCACTCTCGACAACAGCGACGGCCGGTTCAACCCGCGCAACGTGTCGGGGCCGTACTACGGCGACCTTGTCCCGCGGGTGCCGGTGCGGGTGCGTGTGAACTACAGCTCGACCGACTACACGTTGTTCCGCGGGTTTGTGGATGGCGGGTGGCCGCAGGACTTCGCCCAGCAGTCCCGGACGGTGCCGATTCAGGCGGTGGACGCGGTCGGGTGGGCGGCGCAGGCACCGACTCCACGCTCGGCGTATGAGGCTGAGGTGCAGAGGTTGCAGGAGGTGGAGGGGGCGACGCTGCTCGGCTGGATCCGTCCGCAGTCGGATGGGACGTGGGTGGAGCGCATGTCGGGTCACAACTGGCCGAACAGCGCAGCGTTCACCCGGACCGATGCGGGGGACGCGTTGGTCGATGGTGACGAGGAGGGCGGGTGGGTGACCGAGACCGCATCGGGTGGCTCCGACCTGTCCGATAAGGTGCCCGCCCCGTTGTTCTCGACGGCGTCGAACGGGCTGATCGTGTTGTGGGTGCGGTCGTCGCAGACCACGGACATGGTGCCGATCGAGATCCAGCAGGACGACGACATGGTCCGCGTCACGTTGCGGGACGGCGACGGGCTGTCGTTCCTGTCGATGCATGGCACCGACTGGCGCAACGACTACACACCCTCGCCGCTCATCGGTGAGGGATGGGACGTGCTCGACGGCCAGGTGCATATGGTCGCCTACAGCGCGTCGGCTGCGGATTTCGGCGATTGCTGGGTCGACGGCAAGCCGAAGCTGACGATCCCCTCGACGGCGACCGTGTCCGCGGGGACCGACAACTGGACGCTCGTCGGGCGGTACTCGTCATCGGGGGCGGTCGTCAACGGCGGGCAGGTCGACGGCGCCGTCGACCACATCACGTGGTGGACCGACACCGCAGCATGGTCCGTCACCGTGGAGGAAGCGGTCACGTCGCTCCACAGCGCCGGGGTCCTCGCCCGTGCCGGAGACTCCATGTCGGAACGGATGGCGTGGCTGCTGGAGTCGACCGGTTGGGGTCTCGTCGGCATCGTCGACTCGTCACAGATCGTCACCCAGCAGGGCTACCGGCGAGCCGGGTCCGTTCTCGAGCTGTTGCAGCGGTTGGAGGACACGGAGCAGGGCCGCATCTGGGTGGACAATGCCGGGCAGTTCCGGTTCTCCGGGCGGTCCTGGCCGACAGCCGACACAGTGTCGTCCACGGTGCAGGCCACCTTCGGCGACACCGGCACCGATCTGCCGTACGCGGCGGCGCTGTCTCGCATCGTCGACGACGACCGGCAGGTGACCAACGTCGCCCAGGTCACCCGCGAGTACGGCACCCAACAGATCGCGGAGAACGCGGCGTCCATCGCCGCCTACGGCCGTCGCCAGCCCGTCACACTCTCCAACCTCCTCTACGCCAACGACCGGCAGTCCAAAGCGGTAGCCGATTGGCTCGTTGCCACCCATGGCGAACCGCAGGCACGGGTCGAGGTGCTCACGTTCCATCCGGCGAAGTCCCCCGCATCATTGGTGCCTCTCGCGGCACAACTGGAACCGGGGTGGCTCATCCGAGTGAACCGCGACGGGCTCACATTCGACGCTCACGTAGTCGACGTCGGGCATCGCATTGGCGAGACATGGGAGGTGTCGCTCAACCTCGACGCATCGCGAGCGACGGACCTGACCGGGTTCACATGGGATGACGGGTCCGGCACGGTCGGCACACCGTGGGATGACGGGACCGGCACCACGACCGGAGCGAAAGGCTGGGTGTTCTGAGTGACCACCGTGTACATCGACCCGCAGACGATCCACAATCCCGCCGCGGGAATCAAGCCACCCGCGACGTGGGGCGACACGGTGCGCGACAACCAGACCGCTTTCGCCGCGCCGCCGGCGGTGAAAGCACAACGCTCGTCGGATCAGACCGGCATCGTCACCGCCACATGGACACCGGTAGCGTTCGACGCCACCGATGCCTACGACACCGACGCTTTCCACGACGTGTCGACCAATAACACGCGCATCACGGTCCCGTCGGGGCTGGGTGGCCGCTACCACCTCATCGGTAACTTTCCGTGGGACTCCAACACGGCCGGCACATACCGCCAGCTGGCGGTACGGCTGAACGGGACGACGTTCTTGGCGTCATGCAACCAGACCCCCGCAGGGTACGACCGTCAGGTGGTCAGTGTGGATGCCGACCTATCGGCAACCGACTACGTCGAGTTGTGCGTGTACCACGACTCCGGTTCCAACCGTTCGTCGGGGATCACCACGCCGGCATTGTGCTGGTTCTCGGCTCGTCTTGTGGGGTGGGCGTGATCTCATGATCGCCGCCATGTCGTTCGTGGAGATGGCCGGCGCGGTCGGTGTGGTCGCCGCCGCGCTGATCGGTGTGATGACCCTGTTTGAGCGGATCACCGGCGCGTTCGGGCGGTGGGTGCGAGCGCAGATCACCCGGGAGCGCGCCGAGTCGGACCACTACGTGCGTCACCACCTCGGCCCGAACGGTGACACGTCACCGTTGTGGCGTCGGGTCGTGCGCCTGGAGCATCACCTCGGTCTCGGTGAGCACGACGCCGCCTGACGACCTGACCTGACAAGGGGAGCAAGCCATGGCCTACCAGCCTGTTTCGCGCGCCGAGATGCGCGCCCACACCGGACCACGTCCGGGCACCCGTGCACTGCATGACGTGCTCGTGTGGATGTTCTACGGCCGGGGCGTGACCTCCGGGGGCATCTACAACCGACGGTCGGTCCGCGGTGGCACATCGTGGAGTCTGCATGCGGTCGGCCGGGCGCTCGACCTCATGGTGCCCGTGGGGGATCCCGTCGGCTGGGAGATCGCGCTGCGTGTGATCCGGGCTGCCGAGGCGCTCGGTGTCGCCGAGGTGATCCACGACCGGAAGCGATGGACCAAGGAGAAGGGGACCCAGCCCTACCGCGGGTCCAACCCTCACCGGGACCACGTGCACATCGGGATGACCGTCGACATGGCCGACCGGCCCGACACGCCGGAGTTGCGGCGTTGGTTCGCGATCTTCGCAGGAGCGTGACCATGCGCATGCCAACCGCCACCGAACGAGCCTGGGCGTACCGGGTGCTCGTCGCTCTCGTGCCCATTCTCGTCGGCTACGGGGTGCTCGACGAGAACACCGCTGCCGCGTGGCTCGGTGTCGCCGCCGCGACGCTCGGGCTCGGGCTCGCCACCGCGAACACCTCCACCACCCCCGACTGACCCCGCTCACCCCCGTCAACTGACCGGCCCTGCCCCCTGCGGGTGGGGCCGCTTCGCGTCCCCCCCCACAAACAGGAGACCATCCATGGCAAACGCACTGTTCGACCCAGGCCGTGAGGGATTCCTCGCGGGTGAGATCGACTTCGACACGGCGACGATCAAGGCGGCGCTCGTGCGCGGCTACACGTTCTCAGCTGCGCACAAGTTCGTCTCCGAGGTGACCGGTGCCGGCGGCACGCTCGTGGCGACGTCCTCGGCGATCGCCTCGAAGACCGTCACGAACGGCATCGCCAACAGCGGCGTGTGGGACTTCGGCAACGTCGCTTCCGGTGCGGCGTGCACGCTGATCATCCTGTTCCAGTCGTCGGCTGTCGGTGGTGGAGCGGATGTCGCAGCGTCAGCGCAGCGGCTCATCGCGTGCATCGACACCGCGACGAATCTGCCGGTGACCCCGAACGGTGGTCAGATCACCTTCACGCCCGACAGCGGTACCAACAAGATCTTCAAGCTGTGAGAGGGGACTGATGTCCTGGTCGATCCCGAACAAGGCGTCAGCGCCTGTCTCCACGGAACAGGCCAAGTTGTGGTCGTCCGCGCTCGGTGACCTAGTCGCGGGTGCCAACAGCTACGGGGTGATCTACGGCGGTGCGGTCACCTTCGACACGGGCCGCACGTTTGACGTGTCGGCCGGTCAGGTGATGTTCGGGTCTGACACGGCTGCTGCCACGATGGTCGACGTCGCCGCGGATTCGGTGACGTTGGACGCGTCGCCGACGCCGCGGGTGGATGTCATCCAGGTGGAGGACGATGGCACGGTGTCGGTCGTGAAGGGTGGCGCGTCGGGGGCCGAACCGGAGCCGACGACGAACTCGTACCGGTCGATCAAGCTGGCCGCGGTGCTCGTGGATGGGGCGACGCTGTCCGCCGATCACATCTCGGATCGGCGGGTGATGGTCGCTCCGCGCTATCCGGGTGTGCGTCCGACGCTCACCCGGCGCACTCATTGCGAGTGGGCAACGACGACACCGACGACATCGACCGAGTACACCATCTTCGACAGCTACGACACGAACTACGGCGGTGACGGCACGACCGGAGCCGGGTGGGTCTCCAAGCTGGCGTTCATGATGGGCACGAACAACGCCAACTGGCAGTGCGAGCGCATCAAGATCTACTACGACGGCGAGGCCACGGCGACGGTCAACATCCCGCTGGCCGCGTGGTTCTCGGCGTGGCACATGACCCCCGGCTCGGGCTGGTCATCGAACAGGATCCGGGAGTTCGCGACCTACGTCGACCGCAACGTAGCCGAAGGTGGTGGGGCGTCGGTCTACTACCACCGCGCGGATCTCACCTCCTACATCGCCATCCCGTTCATCGACCGGGTCAAGATCACGGTGACCACCCCCGCGAGCTTCGGCACCTACGGGGCTGGCGCGCACTTCTCGATCGTCGACTGGCACCGCGGATACGATCCGCGCTTCGGGGTCGGGACCGGACACCGCAAGCTGCGCGTCCACTGGCACACAGGGGCGAGCGAACTCGACGACGGCACGGACACGACCGGGTACGCGTCGGAGGCGGTGAAGTCCGGGACGGTGCAGGGCGAGTTCCTGGATCTCGGTCCGGCAACCCAGCTCACGGCGCCGTGCACCGATGTCGCCACCACCCTCACCGTGAAGGACTCCTCGAATCTGACACAGCATGGGGCGGTCCCGTTCGACTGCTGGATCGAGAACGAGAAGGTCACGGTCACTGCCACCACGTCGACGACGCTCACGGTGACCCGTGGTGTCGGTGGGACGACAGCGGTGGCGCATTCGGCGGACGCCGGTGACGACGATCCGCCGGTGCTTGTGGATGTGGTCCGCGACTTTGGCCCGGGCCGTGTCCGGTTTGTGTCGATGTCCGGTGGTGCCACGTCTCCGATCTGGATGGAGGGCCGTCACGGGATCGCGGTCGATAGCGATCCGAGCTTCGCCGTGTTGGGGATGGGTACCGAGGATTTCTACAGCGCCGGCTGGTACAACTACGCGGTCCACGCTGGCGGTGAGGCTGCGTCGGCGTCGATGGGGTCGACCCTCTGCGGTTCCTGGTGGGCGCGTCAGTCCGGGAGCTGGGCTGCGGCGGCGAGCAAGATGCCGTTCTGGCGGGCGTTCCCTGTCGAGGGTGACCCTGCCGATCCGCTGCTGTTCTCCCGCGGGTTCACGTGGAAGACGCAGGTGTCGGAGGTCGGTCAAGGGTCGTGGTCCGGCGACACGATGTGGGCCCACTCCACCTGTTTCTTCTACACGGAGGACTGACCGGCGATGGCCGCTTCGGTCCGGTCTTGGGACGCTGAGAACGGGGCGGAGAACGTCACCTCGGTGACGCTCACCGATCCGGACTCGGGCACGTCCGGTGATCAGATCCTCTACTGGGTGTTCCGTCAGGGTGCCGGGCCGTCGGGTGCTGCTGACGCCCCGGCGACGCCGTCGGGGCTCACCAAGCGGTTCGACAACATCGGCACTCACGGTTCGAGGTCCTCCTACAGCAAGCACATGGAGGGGTACGACCTCTACGACTGCGACGGGTCGGACCAGTCTGAGACGTTCACGGCGTCGACGGGCAATGCGGCAGACCGGGCCGGGGTGCTCGCCCGGATAGCCGGGGTCGACTCGTCGACCGTCCAATATCACCAGACGACCGCTGGGAACGTCGCTAACAACGGCACGCTGTCGGCGTGGAAGTTGCCGAACGGCACCACCGACGCCATCGACTATGTAGACGGTGCGATCACGGTCATCGTCGTCGCGTTCTACGACGGCAACTCGGATGACCAGGACGTGACGATCGACGACTTCACCCTGGATGCCACGACGGCGGACATGGAGGTGGCCGACGGCACGACGCTGCGCCTGTTCCACCGGGTGTGGTCCGGCAGCGGCACGTCGAACCCGATCATCCGCAACGGCACCGGCGGCAACATCGCCCCCGTTGCGTTGGCGTGGACATTCGAGGCATCGTCTGCCGCGTCCCAGAACATCGACGGCACCGCCATCGGATCCGCTGAGACTCATGGCGGGGGTGCGGTCACGATCGGTGCTGTCAACCTGACAGGCACCGCGGTCGCGTCCGCTGAGGCGTTCGGCACGGGTGAGGTCGTCGGCCCGATCGACATGGTGGGTACGGCCATCGCGTCGGCCGAGGCGCACGGGACCGGAGCCATGTCCGGCGGTGTCATCGACATCACCGGCACCGCGATCGTGTCCGCTGAGGCGCACGGCACAGGCACAGTGACCGGCGGTGAGGGCGAGGACTTCGAGGTAGGTGCCGGCTTCATCGGTGACCACGGGCCTTCCCAGGACATCGATGCGTCCGGGGCCGCCATCGAGTGGAATTCGGGTGGCCCCCAGCTCACCGGCATTGCCCGGAAGCTCTACCACTACCTCGCCACCCTCGACGACAACCAGTGCCTGCCCGGTGTCCAGAATGGCACGACCTCCGCCGGTGCCGAGGGACCCCCGGGGAGCTCCGGCGATCCTGACGCATGGGCGTCGTGGTTCGCGTCCACGGCGACGACCACCACGGAGACATGGGGGAAGCACTCATCATCGTTGCGTCCGGCGATTGTCGGCCAGGAGATCCGCATCACTCCCGCGGGGAAGGAGCAGACGTCCGAGCCGTTGCAGGTGCTGCTCGACGCGTGGGTGGATCACGGGATCATCCCGCATCTCACGATGCAGGGACCATCGCCGTACCACCCGGACGGCCCGGTCGACACCTACAAGGCGTACAAGAACCAGACGGACTCCGGGACGACCTACACCGCCCAGAGCGGCGACAACGTCGATCTGACCTTGTACCTCACCCCAGGCACCGACCAGTACAACGACTGGAAGGCCCGGGTGGACGCGTACGCCCAGCGGATCACGGACTACTTCGTCGACCACGTCGACCTCGCAGGCAGCCCCGCTCCGGTCATCTTCCGGCCCTTCAACGAGATGCAGGGGAGTTGGTGGTGGTGGGCGGCCGCCAACCATACATCCGCCGAGTTCGTCGCCCTCTGGCAACAGCTCTACGACGTGCTGGTGGGTGATTGGGGGCTGTCCAACCTGATATGGGTGTGGGCGCCGGAGCAGTACGCCCGCATATTTTCTGCGCTCGGGTCCAACTACGAGTGGTCGGACTTTTACCCCGGGGATGCCTACGTGCATGTCACTGGGGTGTCCGCCTATCACGGGTACGATCCCGCGCTCCTCCAGTGCGGTCACGCGCCGACCGGTGGCGTCGGGACACTTTGCGCCAACGGCACGGACACGATGACTGCTCCGGGCGCCGGGAACTGGTACAAGCGGAAGACCTTCGCCTCGGACAACGATCACATCACCGAGCAGTTCGCCGCGATCTCCTACCCGACCTACGCGCAGACCTCCCCCAGTTACGCGATGCTCGCCAACAACTGGGCATTGCTCGATGCGGTCGCCCCGAGCAAGCCGAAGTGTCTGGCGGAGGCCGATTGGCTGGTCGACCCGCAGACTCTCGCCGATCAGGGCACTCCCTTCTGCTTCCAGCATGTGTGGGGAACCCACTTCAATGTCACGATGCCCATGTATGCATCGACGGCGTTTGTGCACGATACAGCTGGCGAGTTCGGCGCATTCTCGGTCAGCAAGTCGGGCCGCGAGGGTGTCACTCAGGCCATCTACAACTCGCCGGGCAGCATTACGGCATCCGAGCTCCCTGATTGGGGCGCCTACGACGTCCCGGACGACGCCGAGGGCGTCACCGTGATCCAATCCGTCTCGAGCGCGGGGACGACATCGCCCGCCACCCTGACGATCTCTGGCACCACAGCCGACTCGTTGCTCATTGCCGTGGTGCGCGCGTACAACGTCGCCGCCATCACGACGCCAACGGGGTGGACCGCGGGCCCGGCCTACAACCCCGGCAATCCCCGTTTGGCTGTGTTCTACCGCCGGGCACCCGGCGGTGATGTCATCTTGTCGGCGCCGCTGTCCGCTTCCGGTGTGTGGAACGTGCAGGCCATCGAGGTGGCTGGGGTTGTGGACGCGCCTATGGCGTTCACTGTGGGGGATGACACCGCATGGACCACGTCGGAGGTGTCTTCACCGGTCGCTGTCGACCGGGCGTCAGCGCTGACTGCCCCGGGGATCTCGGTCGTTGTCGCCGGGCTGAACGTCGGGTCGAACCCGTCGGTCCCCGGGGTGGCAATTGCTGCCACCGATGGCGGAGGCTCGTGGTCTCGTGTCGACCAGACGGGCATGGGGTCGTCGGTCTACTCGGTGATGGGGTGGCGGGCACAGGACGCCACCCCAGCTCCGGGCGCCTCGATCTCGTGGACCGGGTCCGAGACCTACGCCGTGTCGGCCATGATGCTGGCATGGGAGGCGACGCCGCGGGGCCAGGGGATCGCATCGGGTGAGGCTCACGGCACCGGTGCCGTCTCCAGTGGCGGCACCTCGCTCACCGGTCAGGCGATCGCGTCCGCTGAGGCGCACGGTACCGGGGCCATCGCTGTCGGTGCGGTCGACCTGACGGGCACAGCGATCGCGTCCGCAGAGGCCCACGGCACGGGCACGGTAAACCCGGGGGCTATCGGGCTCGCGGGCACAGCGATAGCGTCCGCAGAGGCCCACGGCACGGGCACCGTCACTCTCACGTCGAGCGTGCAGGACGTCGACGGCCAAGCGATCGCATCGGGTGAGGCTCACGGCACCGGGGCCGTCTCCATTGGAGCGGTGAACGTCACGGGCGCCGCTGTCGTGTCCGCTGAGGTGCATGGCACGGGCACGGTCACTCTCGGGACGACGATCGTCGGTTCCGCTCTCGCCTCAGGCGAGGCTCACGGCACCGGGGCCGTCTCCATCGGTGACGCGCTGCTCACAGGCCAGGCGATCGCGTCCGCTGAGGCGCACGGTGCCGGGGCCATCTCCACCGGCACTACCACCGTCGGCGGCCAGGCGATCGCATCCGCTGAGACATTCGGGCTCGGTCAGATCGTGCTTGGCGCACTCATCATCGGCGCGGCCATCGCCGCCGGCGAGGGCCACGGCACCGGGACGGTCTCGGTCGGTGCGCCCCCAGCCCGACGGATCCGACGCTCAGCGCGTCGGCCCGACATGTCCCAGTCCGCACGTGAGGAGGGCGACAACTGATGTTCCGCATTGCGCTCGTAGCCGGGGAACGACCTGACCCGATCGACCACACCTTCCTCGACGACGACGGCGACGTGATCGACCTCACCGGCTGGGACGGAGAGGCGACATGGGAGCACATGTCGACCGGCGCCACCGGGTCGCTCGTCGGCGCGGTCGATGGTCCGACCGGGACGGTCACGGTCACCCTGACCGACACGGTGTGTGGCACTGCGGGTGTGGTGGACGTGACCGTGTGGGCCGGCGACGGATCCACACGCTACGCGTCGCCGGTCTACCGCCTGTCCCTCTCCGATCCTCCGGGCACTGCGCCGAGCATCTGATGGACGACGCCGAGCTTGCCGAGGTGGTGGAGATGGTCGCCCGGGTCACCAGCGACATGTGCCGCCGCTGGCCTGCGGACGCGGACGACCTCCGCCAGGAGGCGCTCATGCGGGCACTCGCCGCGAGACGTGAGAGCGCCCGCACCTACGCGGCGTGGCGTGGGGCGGTCGACTACTTGCGCCGCGTGTATGGGCGGGTGGGTGGTCGTCGGATCCAGTCCGCTCACGTCGCGACTGTCGGCCAGCTCCAAGCGGCGGAGCATCTCACGTCGACCACCCCCGATCCCGCGGAACTCGCAGACCCTGCGTTGACGTGGGGGCTGACAGGGCGTCTCGAGGTCGTCGCCCGGTTGCTGGGGGCCGGGTGGCCGAAGTGGCGGGTGGCCGAGGTGTGCGGGGTGACGGCGGGGCAGGTGTCCCGTGCGTGCGCCCAGCTGCGCGAGGTCGCCGCCTGAGGTCTCTGCCTAGGGGGTTGGGTCCCTCTCCCCGCTGCTCACCCCTTCCGATGGCAGACGCGATGAGGCCCCCTCACCCTCCGGGGTGGGGGGGCCTTTTGCGCGCCCGGGCTCGGTAGGTCCTTCAGACCGCCGCGCGAGAACGGCATCATCTCCAGATAGCTGGCGGCCTTCTTCGCCGCCTGCTCGTAGCCACGGGCGCGAGCGAGGCGCCGGTGCAGCGGTTCGCCGGTGGGTGCCGGTGGTGCGGGATGCAGTGACATGCACTCATGGTGACCTCATGCAACGCATGTTGCAAGAGACCGGCAGAAAGTTTCCGCATCTAGTGTTGCATCTGCCGTGCAGCGGGTGTAGTAGTAGACCCCGTGACCGGAAACAACTTGCTCACAACCGGACAGATTGCGTCGATGTTCGGAGTCCACCGCACCACCGTGCATCGCTGGGTGGAAGCGGGCGACCTGCCCATCGCCCTCGAAGTCAACGGGGTGCGCATGTTCAGCGCCTCGGCTGTCGAGCGGTTCGCCGCCGAGCGGGAAGGCGCGAAGGCGTGACCGCCGGACCCGTCACCCCCGAAGCCGAACGCCAGGTCCTCGACCTCCTCGCCCGAGCCAACCGGTCAGGCATCACCTCGCCGTCACTCGTCGCTCGCGCTGAGCGCATCGAGCGTCACCTCAACATCACCACCCCAGCTGAGCCGCCGCGCAGTATCGGTGACCTCATCGACCGTTTCGGCGATGACCTGTATCTCTGCTTCAACCTCACCGCCATCGGCGGCCCCTCCGCCTCGAGGGTTGCGCCGTGACCCTCGTCAACGCGGACACCGGCGAGGTCGTCGCCCACTCCCTCGCGGAGAACGAAGCGGTGATCGAGGCCGGGCTGGCGACGTTCGTCGAGGTTGGCCGGGCACTCATGGAGATCCGCGACGGCCGCCAGTACCGCAGCGCCGGATGGTCGGACTTCGACACCTACTGCCGGGAACGGTGGGGGATGGCCCGGGCCCATGCGTACCGGATGATCGAAGCCTCCGAGGTCGTATCCGAACTGTCTCCAATTGGAGACAAGCTCCCGACCTCGGAGAGCCAGGCCCGTGAGTTGGCCCCGCTCCGCGACGACCCCGAGGCGATGGCCGAGGTGATGGACGAGGTCACCACCGAAGCCGAACAGACCGGCACCAAGGTCACCGCCACCAAGATCCGCGAGAAGGTCACCGAGAAGATCGAAGCGCAGACACCCACGATCGAGCAGCGGTGGGCGGCCGTCCTCACCCTCCACCCATACCTCGCGGACATCCCCACCCGCTACAAGGCCGAAGCCCTCGCCGGAGCCGAAGCCCTCACCCAGTTCGACACCACTGAACGGGCACGCCGCGAAGAGATCTTCCAACGGTGGGCACGCAGCCGACCCGACGCCGAGCGCGCCTCCCAACAAGCCGAACAACACACCAAAGCCGAGCACGCAGGCAACGAACTCCTCGACGCCATCGCCGTGTGCGAACGGTCCCTCGACGCATGGATGGCCCGAGCCGACCAGCTCCCACCCGGACACGACATGCCCGTGCACGTCGCCGCAGCCGCAGCCGACCTCACCCGACGGCTGGCGGAGACCGCCCAGACCCCTCACCTCAGGAGCGTGCAATGAACCTCGTGCAGGAGACCGCCAAGGGATTCGGAGCTGACCCGTTCACCATCGACGACCTCGCGGACACAGTCGCTCGAGAACACCCTGACGTGCACGCCAAGCGTGTCGCCGCCGCTTGGCGGGGCTGGGTGCGTGGTCAGCTCCGCAAGGGGACCGGCGGTGACGCGCTCCCGTTCGCTCTGTCGATCGACGATCACGGCACTTACCGGCAGCTGTCGTTCATGGACGTCGGCGAGTACCGGTTCGCGATCCGCAGGTACATGCGTCAGTCTCGACAGTCGCGGTCTGTGGCGTTCGCTCTGCTGGACGAGTGCAGGCGGGTGCATGGGGTGACCCTCGACATGGCCGAGGTGTTGGCGTCATGACCGCCACGATCCTCGACTACGACGCCCACCCGATATGGCGTGCCCTCGCGTGGGCGGTGATCGCCGGCTGTGTGGTGTGGGCCGCATGGTCGATTCGACAGGAGGCCCGGCGATGACCACCACCGACGTCGACATCGCACAGGCGCAGCTCAGCGACGCCCGCTGGCAGCGCGACGAGCTGCTCATGGCGATACGCCGCGCCGCCATCAACGACTGGGATCCCGAGTGGATCGCCCGTCTGGTCACCACCGCCCGCGACATCGACCGCACCAAGACCGGGGGTGTCGGATGATGAGACTCCTCCTCCTGGTCCTGCTCGCGGGCTGCCACCCGGTCGCCGATCCCCACCCTCTGCCGTGCGAGGTCGTGGGCCCGCACCGGTGCACGGTGGTCGTCCACGTGGACGGTGAGCGATGAGCGGCGAACCGGAAGACATGTCGCACGTGCCTCTCTGGCTACGGGTAGCGGGGCCGCTTCCCAAGGTCCGACTGCGGCTCACCATCGACGGCAAGCCGATGCCGACCCGTGTCCCTGACTGGCCCATCGAGATGACCCGTGAACGGAGGCCGTCGTGACCGACTGGCAGATCGCCGTGTTCCTCGTGACCCTCGCCGCAGTGTTCGCCGCCGGCTGGCTCATCGGTGAGCACCGGCAACGCCTCGCCGAGCACCGGCACCGCAACGAGTTGCGCCGCATGCTGGAGGAGATCCATCGGGAGCGGGGGGCGATCACCCTGGATGCGGTCGGGTGGGTGTGGGTGGCCGTCGCGCTGTGGGGGTGCGGACTGCTGGCTGTCTGGTGGTTCGGGTCGTGAGCGCCGTGCTGGTGGTGCTCGTCGTGTGGTTCGTGGTGTCGGTGCCGGTCGCCGTGCTGGCGGGGCGGTTCATGGCGGGGGGTCGGCGGTGATCTGCGACCGGTGCGGGGACGACATCCACCCGGTGTGGGCCGCCCACACAGCCGCCGACGGTGAGGACGTGTGCAGCGACTGCTGCGACGTGTGCGAGGAGGAGACCATGACCATGACCATGGAGCCGGGGATCATCGGCTCGAACCTGCACTTCGCCGCGGCGGGCATCGACGTGTCAGCGCACGTCGATGACGACAGGAGAGCCCATCTGCGGATCAGCCCGGGCACGGTCATGCACGGGCTGACGATCTCCGGCAGCGCCGACGAGCTGCGGGCGGTCGCGTGGGCGATGCTCGGCGCTCTCGACGAGATCGAGGGGGCCGAGTGATGGAGTGGGTCGAGGTTGCGACGCAGGCGGAGCTGGATGCGCTGGCGGGGGTGGGTGCGATCGTTCACAGCGGTGTGTTCCACGCCTCGGACTCGGCGACGGTCCGCGCCTGGGGCTCGGCGACGGTCCGCGCCTGGGGCTCGGCGACGGTCCGCGCCTCGGGCTCGGCGACGGTCCACGCCTCGGGCTCGGCGACGGTCCACGCCTCGGGCTCGGCGACGGTCCGCGCCTGGGGCTCGGCGACGGTCCGCGCCTGGGGCTCGGCGACGGTCCGCGCCTCGGGCTCGGCGACGGTCCGCGCCTGGGGCTCGGCGACGGTCCGCGCCACACCATGGGTAGCCGTCCACCAGCACTCCACGGCAACCACTGTGCTCGGAGGGACACTCATCGACGCCACGAGCGTCGACACGCCTGAGCGGTGGCTCGCCCACCACGGGGTGCCAGTAGTCGACGGAAAGGCCGTCCTGGCCAAAGCCATCGACGACGACTGGAAGGGCACCCACAAGGTGCCCCGGCTGCTCTACCGGCCGGGTCGAACCGTCAAAGCACCGGACTGGAACCCCGCTCCCCGATGCGGAGGAGGGCTCCACCTCTCACCCTGCCCGGCGATGGCGCTCCTCTACCACCCGGGCGCCACGAAGTTCGTGGCCGTCGAGGTGGACGTCGCCGACATCGTCATCCTCGACGACAAGTGCAAGGCGCCCCGGGGCCGGGTGCTATTCGAGGTCGACATCGACGGCAACCGGAGGGCCGACTGATGGCCGGGCAGGCGCCGCTCGACGAGCTGGTGGTCGCGAACCTGTTGGGGGAGCTGGCAGCGGTGACGTTGGAGCTGGCGGCAGCGTCGGAGCGGCTCACGTCGGTCGCCGTCCAGTTCGGCAAGATCGCCCGCGGATGGGCCGAGTACGCGTCGAGCGGCATCGTGCTTCCTGAGCCGCCACCGCTGACCGCCGACGAGGCGGCCGAGATCGCCGCCACATGGAAGGCCAAGTACGCCGGGGACGGGGTCGCTCAGCCCGCCCCGGTCGCACCCGTCGTGCCCCCACACCCTCGCCACGGGGAGGACCGATGACCGAGCGTCGTGGAGCACGCGATCTTGCCGCCGCCATGGAACGACTCACCGGGCTCCTCGCCGGAGCGTCTGAGCTCGATTGGCCGGGTGTGATCCACGCGGCGTGCGACGAGATCGACGACCTGCGCCACACGCGCACGATGCCGTCACCGCTCGTGGCGTGGGTGCGGTCGGTGATCGGGAGGTGGCCGAGGTGAGCGCCACAGCCACCACATGCCGGTCGTGTGGCGCTCCGATCTGGTGGGCACACACCGCCGCAGGCCGTCTCATCCCCGTGGACAACGCGCCGGTCGACAGCGGAAACATCGTGACCACCGGGCGGCAGAACGTTAGCGAGTCCATCACCGGGGTGGTCTGTTCTCGACCCGAGGTGAAAGTCGAGGAACCCGGCATGCTCCCCGATGACCGTCCCCGGTACGTCGCCCACTTCGCTACGTGTCCGAACGCCGACGAGTGGAGGAAGCGATGACCGCCACCGTCGTCGGCTTTGACGTGTCGCTCGCCCGTACCGGGTGGGCGGTGCTCGACTGGGACACCGGCACGCTGGTGCGCTGCGGGGTGATCGAGACGAACCCCAGGGACCCGTTCGTGGAGCGGCTGTGGGACATCCACCAGGGGGCGTGGGCCGTTGTGGACAGAGCCCTTGCCGAAGCGGTGGTGGCCGACGTCGGCCTCGAAGCTGGCATCCATCGGGGATCGGGCGCTGTGACCCGCAAGCTTGCTGCCGCTTGGGGTGCCGTGCTCATGGCGGCAGGGGACACGACTGAGATCGAGCCCGACACGGAACACCCGACGCCGGCCGAGGTGAAGAAGCTCGCCACCGGCAAAGGCAACGCGACGAAAGCGCAGGTGATGGCTGCCGCGTGTGAACGGTGGGGTTCCCCGGCAGCGGATGCAGACATAGCGGACGCCTGCTGGGTGGCCGAGTTCGTGAGGCAATCGAGGACCAATAAGGAGACCCGATGAAACTGAATGAAGATCCCATCGTCGTCGTCCGCAGCTCCGAGTCCGGAGTCTGGATCGGCACCGCCGTGGAACTGGAGGGCAACGCCATCCGCTTGACCGACGCCTACCGGGTTTGGAGCTGGGAGGGAGCCCTGGACACCACCGCGATCGCTGCCAATGGTGTGACGGGCGCCAAGATCGGAGCCCTCGCACCGACCGTGGTGGTGTTCGGTGTGTGCGACATCGTGTGGTCGAGTCGCGAGGCGTGGGAGTCGGTGGCGCGCCATGCCTGACGACCGCGGCTCCGGCCGCGGCTCCGGCTACGGCGACGGCGACGGCTCCGGCTACGGCTACGGCGACGGCGACGGCGACGGCTCCGGCCGCGGCTCCGGCCGCGGCTCCGGCGACGGCTCCGGCTCCGGCTACGGCCGCGGCTACGGCGACGGCTCCGGCTACGGCTCCGGCTACGGCTCCGGCTACGGCTACGGCGACGGCGACGGCTCCGGCTACGGCTACGGCGACGGCGACGGCTCCGGCTACGGCTACGGCTACGGCGACGGCTCCGGCTACGGCTCCGGCTCCGGCTCCGGCTACGGCTCCGGCCGCGGCTCCGGCTCCGCGATGGCGGAGCACCAACCGAAGGAGGAGTGAGGGAAATGATGATCGAAGATGACCTAGTTGCCCGGCTGCGGGAGCGGGACTCGTCGGTGTACGTGGATGGAGCTGCGAACTGGGTGATAGCTCGGCATCTGGGTTACCCCTCTCGCCCCGGTCAACTCGTCGTACACCTTCCGTGGCAGGCGGATGTTCTGCTCAGGGAAGCGGCCGACGAGATCGAGCGTCTGCGAAACGAGCTGGAGGCGATGCGAGTCCATGGCGGTGACCGAGCCCGCCTGACATGCCCCCGATGTCACCCCATCAAGCGGGATCTGCCAGCGATGCGCTGCATGACGTGCGGTACCGCGTTCAACGACGAGGGGGTCGACCGATGAGCGGCCGCCAGTCGATCCACCCGCTCACCGAGGCGAGCATCGAACTGCAAGGTCCGAGCCTCATGGTCAGCCAGTTCGGATGCGGCTGCGAGCTGCGGGATGGGTGGGAAGCGACAACCGGCAAGTGGTGGCTGTGCTCCTACCACGAAGGCTTCGAGGACGGCATCGAGCGGGCCGAGGCTGCCCGGTGTGCGTGTGGCCGTCCGGCAGCAGAGACCGTCGCCGGGCAACCCTGCTGCGGAGACGACCGATGACCGGCCGGCTGGGTCCACCACCCGTCACCGAACCCGACGAGCGGGCATGGATGGAGCACGCCGAATGCCGCGGGCTCGACCCTGCCATGTTCCACCCGGACCGCGGGGACATGGAGACGTTCCGCCGGGCGGTGGAGGTGTGCGAGGACTGCCCGGTGCGCGCCGAGTGCCTCGAGTGGGCGCTCACCGTGCCGGAGGTGTTCGGGGTGTGGGGCGGCCGTTCGGAGAAGGCGCGTCAGAAGATGCGGCGCGGGCGCAGGCTCGTGGACATCGTGCGTGAGTGCCGGACGTGCGGGGCTGAGTTCCGTCCGTGGCGCCGCGACCACGTCCACTGCTCCGCGAGGTGCCGGAAGCGTGCCGCTGCGAGGGCATCGTGAGAGAGCACGGCACCCACGCCCGCTACGTCGTCGACCGCTGCCGTTGCGACCGATGCCGCGCCGCCACCCGCGAGTACGAGCGCGAGCGCCGAGCACGCATCGAACCGGCCTACGTCGCCGCCGGCCCCGCACGCCGCCACGTCGAAGAGCTCCGCGCCGCCGGGGTCGGCCTCAAGCAGGTGGCGAAGGCCGCAGGACTGCCACACGGGACGCTCTCCAAGCTGATCTACGGCGACAGCGCACGCGGCATGGCGCCCTCGAAACGGGTCCGACCCGCCACCGCGGAGCGGATCCTGGCCGTCACCCCCGCGGACATAGCGGACGGAGCCCGAGTCCCCGCGGGCCCGACATGGGAACACGTCGAGCGCCTCGTCGCCGCCGGAGTGCCCCGCGTACGGATCGCGGAACGCATCGGTCAGACCCGAGCACTGCAACTCGGCCGCCAGTGGGTGCAGGCCCGCCACGCCCGGGAGATCGCCGCCATGGCCGCCGAGCTCGTGCCCGTCGAACCGGCCGACTTGGTCGACGACCGGGACCGGATCACTCTCGCTCTCGTCGAGATGCTGGAGGACCGCATCGACCAGGCGGGCTGGCGTGCCGAAGCAGCATGCCAGGGGCGTCCGACGTGGATGTGGTTCCCGGCCCGGGGTGACAGCGCCACCCTCCGCGCAGCCAAGCGAGTGTGCGGCGCCTGCCTGGTCCGTGACGACTGCCTGACGGCGAACCTCCACCAGCGCGACGGCGTGTACGGAGGGCTGTCCGCCCGGGAGCGTCGAGCGCTGCGCAGCACCGAGGAGGTGGCGTCGTGACCGACTACCCCTGCTCCGAACCGGCAACCGCCGACATCGTCGGCGCGCTGCGCGTCATCGCAGACGGGTTCACCGGGACCCTCGACCCGACCATCGGCCACGTGCTCAGCCTCGCCGCCCGACGCCTGGAACAGCTCTCCGCACGCCACGAAGCCGGGCTCGCCGCACGGGCCACCGCCATGCACAAGGGGACACCATGACCGACACGCTCACCCAGTCGACAGAACCACCGAGGGATCGTTGGGGGCGTTACCTCGTGCCCCGCGATGACGGAGACGACGGACGCGTGGCGCTCACTCGGGCCACGACCGTGGCCAAGGCGCCGGAGGATCAGGGAGGGCTCATGGCGTGGGAGGGGCGCATGGTCGCCCTCGGGCTCGCCCAGCGACCCGACCTCCTCGCCCTGGTCGCCACCACCGACCCCGACGACAAGAAGGCCCTCAACCGGATCTGCAACGACGCCAAGGAGGCGGGCGGCGCCACCAGGGCGCGCAACGCCGGCACCGCCGTGCACGCAGCGATCGAAGCCGTCAACCGGGGACACGAGCCGCTGCCGCTCTTCGCCGCAGAGGTCGAGGCCTACCGGGCCGCGCTGGCCACCGCCGGGCTCGTGGCGGTGCCCGATCTCGTCGAGCGGATCGTGGTGGACCACGAGCGAGGCATCGCGGGGACGTTCGACGTGGCGCTGCGCGCTGCCGATGGCACGCTGTTCGTCGCGGATGTGAAGACCGGCAGCGTCGGCTACCCGGCGGCCTTCGCCATCCAGCTCTACATCTACGCCAGTGCCCCGCACCTCCTCTCCACGGACTTCGAGCGGCTCGAGGCGGCACCGGGATTCGACCAGACGCGCGGGGTGATCATCCACCTCCCCGAGGGGGGCCCGTGCACCCTCCACTGGATCGACCTCACGATGGGCGCCCGGGGTCTCGCCGTCGCACTCGATGTCCGCAACTGGCGATCGGAAGCCAAGAGCAGCGCGCTGCTCTCGCCGATCGCCGAGAGCTCCGACGGTGGTCCTCCCTCCACCGCCGTCGTCGAGCGGGGGGAGGTGTCGGACGCTGGCACGGCTCCGGCACCTCCCCTGCCCACCAGGGAGCGCATCGAGTGGTTCGTGGCGCGCTACGACGAGCTGCGCGAGGCGGTGCCCGCTGAGCGCATCGCCCAGGGGTGGCCCGAGGGTGTGCCCGGGCCCCGCAAGGCCATCTCGTGGACCTCTGCGGAGATGGACGCTGCCGTGGCGCACCTCACCCGC